GAACCTCCTCGGCCAGCCGGAACCCGTTCTGACCCCGCGTCAATGGGATATCGCAGAGGCAGCGATTGCCGATGTGTCGGCCGGACGAGGCCGGCGTGTCGACATGACCGTCAACCAGCTACCGGGCCAATCCGCTGCCGAACTCGCGCGAGAGATCGACCGGCGGTTGGCGTTTGCCGGAGGGAGGGCCGCGTGAGCGAGCCGATCCAACAGCAGACGATTACGATCGATGACTTCGTGGCCTATGACTTCGTGGATCCTCCGGCGGATGTCGAGGGAAACACCTACGTCTGGCAGAACATCGAGGGATGGTTCGGTGGGATCGGCGTCCGGGGAGCGCCGATCGACCGGCCGATGAGTGACGGAGCATTCGATGGTCCCGCGCCGTTCGAGGGGCGGACCGTGACGATCTCCGGCACATTGCTGGCCAAGACCAGGGGCGGATTACAGCATGGCCTCGACCGCCTGGCCGGCATCCTCTCCGGCCAGGTCCGCCGAGCCACCCTGGTGGTCGACGAGACCCAGCGGGGCGCCTCTAGGCAGGCTGAGGTCCGTTTAGGCGGACCAACGATGATCGATCGGCTCAGCACGTACCAGGCGGACTGGTCGCTCGTCCTCTTCAGTCCTGACCCGCTCCGCTACGGCACCAGCGCCCATACCATCACCATCCTGCCGTTCGCACCCGGCAGCGGTCGAACCTACAATCTGATCCCGAATCGGCATTACGGGGCGAACAGCCGGAACGGCATCGGCACGGTCACCAATGCCGGCAATACGAATACCCCGCTGGTGATCACCTTCATCGGCCCTTGTACGAACCCCGGCCTCCGGATCGTCGGAGGCGACCAGATCCAATATATGGGTTCGCTCTCGGCCAGCGAACAGGTGGTGATCGACACCCAGAAACGGACGGTCCTGTTGAACGGCGCCAACCGGAGGCGGAACCTATCGGCGGCATCCCGCTGGATCTCCGCCCCGCCCGGATCGACGCAGGTCTACCACTGGGTCGACAACGTCAACAAGACCGGATCCTGCCTGGTGCAATGGCGGGATGCCTGGTCATGATCGGCGACTGGACGTTCTACACCTGCGAACTGATCAGCGGAGACCTCGTCATCGACCTTCCGCTGGTTGAGTTCTCGGGCGAGGTAGCCCTGACCGGCGGCTCGATGAGCGCGACAGTTCCACTCCAGCACCTCGATTCGCCGGCGCGTCAGGCCATCCTCGAGTCGACCATCCCCGGACGGTATTCCATCGTCGCGAAGTATCAGGGGATCGTCCGGGGTGAGTGGATTATCTGGCAGCGGGATCGGAGCAATGACCTCGCGCCGATCGATCTGGCCGGGGCGGAGGTGATCTCGTTCCTCGAACGGCGGGTGGTGCCGGGGAAGACCTACACCCAGATCGAACAACTCGATATCGCAGCCGACCTCATCGCCAAGGGTTTCGGACCATCGCCTCTGGGTAATGGCTCGATCCAGATGTCGGTCGGTGCCTACACCGCCTCCGGCCAGAAACGGGATCGGACCTACACTCTCGGGGACGGCACGATCGGCGGCCGGCTGAAGGAACTCGGCGCGGTGCAGAACGGGTTCGACTATTACATCGAGACGGTCGAGACCGGGAATGTGGGCACGACGGCCTCGATCCAGCGGACCGCCCGCCTGGCCTACCCGCGTGCCGGCAACGATCAGGATCTCGTACTGGAGGACCGGAACGTGATCGACTTCAAGTTGACCGAGGACGCCCAGCGGTTGGCATCGAGGACCTATGCCATCGGCGAGAATGCCCTCGTCTCGAACTACGAGAACGATTCCCTGATCACCGCCGGTCGGATGCCGTTCATGGAGAAAACCGAAAGCCATACCAGCGTCAGCGATTCCGCCACCCTGGACGGCTATGCCCGTGCGCTGTGGGATGATTCGCAGACGGACGCGCTGCCGGGTGATCTGTTGATCCTGGCCGATCGGCATCCCGGCATCGGCGACTGGCAGTTGGGCGACATCCTGACCCTGGTGCTGGAGGAGTCGGTGAACTTTCCGATCGGGCTCCGGGTCGATGTCCGCATCATCAGTTGGTCGTTCAAGCCACCGAGTTCCGGGCCGGAGACGATGACGCTCGGCATCACTCAGGAGGGACCAATTGGCGATTACTCCGGAAACCCCATCACTCTCGGGTGATATCAAGGGCCTCAGTGGGCGGATCCGTTCCCTCGAACTGCATCCGCCGGGTTCCGGTCCGCCCGGACCGACCGGACCTCAGGGACCGACCGGCGCAACCGGCGCGCAAGGCCCCCCAGGTCCTCAGGGAGCGACCGGCGCCACCGGGGCAACGGGATCACAAGGGCCGGCCGGAGCGACCGGCGCGCAAGGACCCAAGGGCGATACCGGCGCCACCGGACCCGCCTCGCTCCGCGTGTATACCTTGACGCTCTGGCATGACGGAGCGAGCAATTACGGAGGCTCGCGTACATTCTCAACGCCGTTCAAGTGTGACTTGCTATGCGTGCTGAGTATGTCGTTTTGGGCGAATGCTGCCGGCATGGCGGGGTACATCCCCAAGATTGACGGCGTGTCCGCATCCACATATTGCGACCACTATTTCAACAATACCGGAGTACATACTACGGTTGTCACCACATTTTCCGTGCGCGGTGTTGCGGCCGGAACGCACACAATTACCTACGTCACGGCAAGCGGTAATCCGGCGGCGGATTCCGGCGATCGTGCACATTGGGCTTGGACAATGGTGGAGGTTCCATGACATATCAGGATGCGGCCCAGTTGGCGCGAGATCCCATGTTCGGCATGCGGCTGGGTGCAGCGCTGGCCAAGGAGGCGGTCGGCAAGCCATCGGACTACCTGGTCGACATTGTCCTGAAGAACCCCGATGTCGGCGCGGCGTACTTCATGCCGTTCGTCGCCTCGGCCCCCGGATTCGATGAGACCTACGGCCAGGGCGGACAAGGCCTGATCACCGATGGCGAGTTGCTGTCCGCCATACAGGCGAGTTGGCAACGGGTTTACGATCTCTATGAAGAACCGGAGACGCCATGACCGCACCGGATCCCACCAAGCCATGGGCCGGATACATTCAGGACCAGCAATATACCGCGTTCCAGGATCGAATGATCCAGATCGGTAAGGTCAATCACCAGGCCACCGTCTCCGGCCTCAATACCCGCAACGGCGTTTTCCTGGGCGGCGGAGACGGTACCAGCAACATCAACCTGAACGTCCGGGCCAACGGCGGGATGAACATCCTCATCGATGCCGGATCGGCCATCATCGACGGATACTCGGTGGTCAATCCGATTCAGCAGGCGATGACCGTCCTGCCGGCTACCAGCACCGCGCGCCGAGACGCCGTGATCCTGCGGGTCTATGACACCGAGGCGGGCGATGCCACGTCCAAGACGCAACTGGAGATCACCCAGGGCACCACCACGTCAGATCCGCCCCTGCCGGCCCGGAGTCTCCTCCTGGCGGTGATCGACGTTGCCGCCAACGCGACCTCGGTTACCCCGACCGATCGGCGGAACTTCACCACCTCGGTCGGCGGCGTGGTGCCGTATTACGATCCGCGCGTCCCGACGATCACCGATATCGCCAACGGCCAGATCATCCACAGCCTGAACAGCACTCTGAATTACCAGCGGGACGGGGACTCGTTCCACCCGATGGGCGCGAACGTCGTCGGCGCATGGGCATATAACAATGCCACGGCGGAGGATATCGGGCTGGGCGTCTACGGGTACAAGAACTGGAACATCACGCCGAGCCGGCAATGCAATTTCGTGATCGTCTATACCCGCGTTAACTTCCACCAGATCAACCAGGGCGCCTCCTCGGTCGTCGAGTTCGGTTGCTCGTTCGACGGCGCGGCCGACTTCGCCAGTATGGTGATCAACACCGGCAGCTCTCACCCCTACTATGTGGATGCCTCATATACCATTCTCGGTTACGTGGGGAATGTCTCGGCCGGCACGCATACCGTCACCATCCATCTCAAGCCCACGGTCGGCGACGGCATCGAGGTGCAGAACTATTACGGCTGGGCCATCGGTATTTCCTAGGAGGAACCAATGTATGAAGACGTCTACAACCTCGGCACCGATCCGCGATTCCGTAATCGCCTGGCCGCTGGCCTGACGACCGAATCGGCGGTGAAGACCAACGATCCGCTGGCCGATCAGGTCCTGAAGAACCCAGAGGCGACGGCACTCTGGTTCATGCCGCTGGTCAGCGCGTCGCCCGGATTCGGTGATCAGTACGCGACCGGCGGGCAGGAGGCCATCGACGACGCGGAGCTGCTCTCCGCCATGCAGTCGGCATGGCCGCGTGTCTCGGAGCTATACAGCGGAACCCTCAATCCGTCGACCTCGATGTTCCCCTAGAACCGAATGAGGGGGTGCGGTAATGGTTGTCAGCGAACGGCCGACGGCTGACCTGGTCCTACTCATCATCACCGGCCTGATTGCCGCATCGGTACTCCTGGCCGGAGCGGGGCTCATCCTGATCTCGGTCCTTCGCCCGGATAGCGACCTCGCCCCGCTCTACGGCACATTCGGCAACATGATCGATCTCTTGATCGGAGCCGTGCTCGGCTATCTGGCCGGTCGGGGGCGGAGCGCGCAGAGTAAGGAGACAATCTGATGGCAGAACATCGGTGGGGACCCCGCCGGTACGATAGGGCGCTGATCGTCCTACATCTCGATCGGCAGAAGGACATTGCGGATCACCTGGTCAAGCTGGATACCGGGGAGATCGTGCGGGTCGGCCATGATGCGGAGGGCGAAGATCGTGAGTGTGACTGATGACTTCGCCGCTGCGGTCGGGCATCTCCGCTCCTGGGGCTTCGACGTGCGCGAGGAACCAGGCTGCTATGGGCGTTCCAACGGCGGAGGCTGGAGTGCCGGCGTGCCGGTCGGCCATGGCAACCATCATTACGTCTGCTCGATGAATCCCGATCAGGGTTACATCGACAATCTGGTGGCCAACATCTGTAATGGCGACGTGGTCAATTGGTTCGCCGACGTGAACGGCCGGGCCTACCTCTGCGGTACCGGGCCGATGAATCACTTCGGTACCGGCAACCAGAGCGTCCTCGATCGCACCCGGAGCGATCAGCCTCCGCCCGGACCGGCCTCGAGTCAGGGATCGATCAGCGGCAATAGCCACTACAGCGGGACGGAATGCCAGCATCCGGGAGACTCAACCCCTTGGCCCGGACCAATGCTCGACGTGATGGTAGCGATAAATGCGGCAGAGTTCCTTGTCTGGGGCTATTCCGCCAACCGCGCTATCAACCACTTCGAGTGGACGAACCGCAAGATCGATATGTCGGCCGGAGGCGGGCCGAATTCCGGCGGATGGGCCGGCGATGAACTGAGGCGCCGAGTCGAGGCTCGGATGAACGGCGTTGTGATTCCACCGGAACCGGATGATAGCGAGGATGACATGTTCTACGGAGTGGTCCGCCACAACAACATCGACTACGTCTACCGGCCGGGTCTCTTCCGGATGATCAGCAGCCCGGATGACTACCACTTCCTGGCCTCCTCCCCGGGTTTCATCGACGTGCCGCACGGATCGGCGCCGAGCGTCGAGCGGAACCTCCTCGAATACATCCGGGGTGAATGCGCCAAGGTGACCGGCGGGCAGATCGATCCTATCTAGGATGAAACCTCGCCTCCTGGACCTGTTCTGCGGTGCCGGTGGCGCGGCCATGGGGTACTTCCGTTCGGGCTTCGAGGTTCTCGGCGTCGACATCGAGCCGCAGCCGCATTACCCGTTCGAGTTCGTGCAGGCGGACGCGCTGGAGTACCTGGCCAGCGCTGCCGGCTACTCGGCCATCCATGCCAGTCCGCCCTGTCAGGCCTACAGCGCCATGACGCGCGGCACCAATGCCGGGAGGACGGATCATGCCGCCCTCCTCCGGCTGACGCGGCAGCGACTGATTCAGGCCGGTCTGCCGTTCGTCATCGAGAACGTCGTCGGTGCGCCGATGAGGCGGGACCTCCTCCTCTGCGGAACGATGTTCGGTCTCGACGTCTTCCGGCATCGGGTATTCGAGTTCGGCGGGTGGCGCATCGGTAACCAGCCGATCCACCAGCGGCATCGGGGGCGGGTCAAGGACTGGCGCCATGGCGAGGCCGTCAGCGGCCCCTACTTCGGTGTCTATGGCCGGCGCGCTGGCCGGCGCGGGGTAATCGAGGAGTGGCAGGCGGCAATGGATATCGACTGGATGAGCGCGAGACGGGAACTCACCAACGCGATCCCGCCGGCCTACACCCAGTGGATCGGATCGAGGCTTGGCCTGGTGGCCTCCGGCCGGCCGGCCGGTCCCAACGCCGCATAGGAGGCGCTCAGATCGTCCCAGAGGCACCAGAACCGCATGGCCGGGGTGATCCCCTTGCCCCGACGCAGAACCGCCCCTGCCTCGCTGCCGGCAGGGGCGGTTCTTTCGCGTTCAGGCCTCGAATACCAGGCGGGTGATCTGACCGCAGAGTTCGCCGAGTTCGAA